ACTTTTCCACATTTAAAAAATTTGAATGGCATTTCGACAAATACATCTTCTGCGATGCAAACAAAATCGTCGCCTTGAGACATTATTAACTTAGGTTCCCTAATGTCGAAAGCCATGTTACATAAAACCAAATTGACCAACGAATTAGAAAAAAGCGTGTCTGCACGTCCACTCTGAAACATACCTTTGACTGCAATTCTCACCGAATCAGCGTCGCCTGACCAATGTTCATTGCAGCTTTGCATCCATACATATAATTTCTCATCCACGCAATACTTCTCATATATATAGTTCATTAGTCCTTCATTAATCAAAGTATTTCTAACACTATCCATTTCAGTTATGTCAGATTCAAAACACACATGCTCTTTCAGTCCTCGCAATCTCACCACTATTTCTTCGCTAAGTCGTCTCTTGGAGTAACCATAACCTAACAAAACATGTTTTTTAAAATCTCTTCTTATATTTTTTTCAAGTACTGTTATGATTGTCCCCATCAAGTGAGTGATAAATTTGGGTTGTGCTGATACGGGTTGCCCCGCTTTCAAATGCCCATCACCATCTGTCTGCAAATGCGATTCAGGTGCCATCTTCACCTTCTTTTGGGGTTTATTATGGATTGTAATTTTAGATATGTCTTTCCTCATGAATTTCATTTCCAAAGCGTTAGTTACATCACCTTTTAATTTAATCCTTTTAATTTGTTCTGCATAGGCTAAAGCTAAATCATCTACTAAAACAGGTGTTGTTCTATCAACCAAATCTTCAAAAGAATTTCTAAGCAATTGCACAAATTTCTTATCTGTCAGTTCTTGAACTTTGTTACCACCAAATCTTTTAATTACTGTGTATAAGATGTTGTCAGGAGCCATACTGGTTCTACGACCGAAATTTGGAGCAATGAATCTCCAATATTTGTTGTTCAATTCTTGCCCCATATTTTGATCTAAAAATTTACTTTCTCTAATTTTAATAGAAGACGCTGTGTCAGGAAATGTTACGTGAGTAAATCCTGAAAAGGTGTCATACCAATCACTAGTGGTTGGAAATCTTTTCTGTAATATTTCACTCACTCCTG